TATTAGCAAAAGTATTTGGAACTTTCTTACCACCTGAATATCCATACATGGTTGTTGGTGGTAATCAAATGATTAAGCAAACAGATTTTGATGATCGTGTTGATGTCATTCCTGTTTCTGATCCAAATATGTTTTCAATGTCACAAAGAGTGGCAATGGCTCAACTACAATTACAACTGGCACAAGCTGCACCAGAAATACATAACTTACAAGAAGCCTATCGTCGAATGTATCAATCTTTAAATGTTCAAAACATTGAAGCCTTGTTACCTCCACCACCAGAACCAAAACCAATTGACCCTGGTATAGAGAATGCAATGGCTTTAGGACTAAAACCACTACGTGCTTTCGAAGTACAAAATCAACAAGCACACATCGATGCGCATAGAGCGTTTATGTCTAGCTCTTTGGTTAAATCTAACCTACAAGTGTTAGCATTATTGCAAGGACATATTTCTGAACACACAGCATTGCTAGCAAGACAGGAAGTTATGGCACAAATGGGACCACAATTACAACAAATGCAGCAACAAATGCAAAATCCTATGATGGCACAAAATCCACAGATGCAGCAACAGGCACAACAAGTACAAAAAGAGATAGAATCACAGATTGCTATTCGAATTGCTGAATTAACTAATGATATGGTAGCGGAAGAGCAAGAATTGCTTGAAGCACAAGGTACAGATCAGCTAGTTGCGCTACGTGAGAAGGAATTAAACATAGAAGAACAGGACTTACAACGAAAAGTAACCGAAGGTAAGGAAAGAATAGCCCTAGATAAAATGAAATTTGCACAAAAAGAAGATTTACAAACACAAAAGATAGATTCTATTGAGGATATTGCAGAATTACGTGCTAGAGTAGCCCTTGAAAAAGAACAAGGAAGGGCAAAGCGTGACTAATTACGATAAATGGTACAAAAGTCTTTATCAAACGGCTAGAAAAAACATTGATCAAGAAAAAATAGACCCTATTGAGTTTGCAACAGCGTTAATTAACGTGTCAAAATTAATATTAGTAGAAGAAGTAGGTGTAATAGAAGCAGAAAACTTATTTGATTTTGCTAATAAAAGTTTTATAATAGAAGCTGAAAAGATAACTTATCATTAAAGGAGATAACATGGCATTAAACAACCCAAAACCAAAATTTATAAATGGTTCACTATATCCAAATGCTAAAATGACAGTTTCTAGTGACATGAATCCTTATGCAGGTCCTCATGTAAATAAAACTGCAATAGCGGATGTTTACAGTGCTACTATGGAAGGACCAAAAGTAAAACAAAATTTAGGCGCTGGACCAAAGGGTCAACGCAGTAAGGTACAAATTAAAAAAGTACCGTTCAAAGGTTTATTTTAATCGTAAATTAAGATAAGCTACTTTTTTTTAAAGGAGGTTTTTATGAATCTACTAAAAGATCTATGGGATCATTTAAAAGAATGGTCGGATTGGAAAATGAAGGACTGGATCAAGGCGGCTATCGTTGCAGTGATCGTGATTATTGTAATCGGAGCAATATAGTTTTATGGTGTGGCAATTATTAGCGAAGCCCTTACTAGGTGTGGCCACAGACGCCGTGAGGGGTTTCGTAGAGACTAAGAAATTAAAAGGCGAAGTTAAGATCGCACAAATTAAAGCAGAAAAAAAGAAACAAGAAGATTTAGCTGCCGGAAAAATTAAGTGGGAGGCAGCAGCTGTAGATCAAATGAAAGGTTCGTGGAAAGACGAACTAATTTTAATTTGCCTACTGGCTCCAGCAATTGCAGTTTTCGTGCCTGCATGGACACCACACATTAAAGCTGGGTTTGAGGCACTGCACTCACTTCCGGACTATTATAAACATTTGTTATATTTAGCCTGCTCAGTTTCTTTTGGCGTGAAGGCGGGACCAGCAGCCATGAATTTATTTAAGAGGGGAAAATAATGGCTAAACGAAAACTAACAGATTTAAGTGGTGATGGTAAAGTAACTCGTAAAGATGTTTTAATTGGAAGAGGAGTTATCAAAGCCAAAAAAGGTGGATCTGTAAAAAAGAAAAAAAGTAAATCCACTGTAAACAAAGCTGGAAATTATACCAAGCCTGGACTACGTAAAAAAATATTTAATCGTATAAAATCACAAGCTTCACACGGGACTGCTGCGGGACAATGGTCAGCGAGAAAAGCCCAGGCAATGGCTAAGGCTTATAAAAAAGCAGGTGGTGGTTATAAATCGTAATGGCTTTAGCGAAGTCACAAAAAAGTTTAAAGGATTGGGGTAAACAAAAATGGAGAACAAAGTCTGGAAAAAAATCAAGTGTTACTGGCGAGCGTTATTTGCCAAGTGCAGCGATAAAAAATCTATCTTCACAGGAGTATGCTGCCACTACAAAAGCTAAAAGAAAAGCTAAGAAAAAAGGAAAACAATTTTCTAAACAACCTAAGAACATAGCAAAGAAGACAAGGCGTTTTAGATAATGCCATTTAGATCTGCAAAGCAAAGAGCATATTTGTATGCGAATGAACCTGAAGTAGCAAAACAATTTGCTAAAGAACATGGAAATAAAATTATTAAAAAAAGGAAAGGCGGTTTTGTCAAAGTCAAACCACGAGGGTTTGGAAGAATGTTGGCGAATAAAAGACCAGTAACGAAGGTGTATGTATGAATATGGAAAGACTATTACAATCCGTTAAGGATCATGAAGGATACAGAAACAAAGTATATCTTGATACCCTAGGTAAGAGAACCGTGGGCGTAGGCCACCTCTGCGTTGAAGATTTTTGGGAAGATGACAAAGAATATGAAGAGAAGTTTCTCATGACAATTTTAGAACACGACTTACAGACAGCAGTCAAAGGATCTAAAGAACTTATGGCAGAGTATGGATGTTCTGATATAGATGATTTAGCTAAAGAAATTATAGTTGAAATGATTTTTCAATTGGGCAAGACAGGTGTCTCTAAGTTCCGCAACATGTGGAAAGCTTTATCAGAACTCAATTATGTGGGTGCAAGTTTCGAAATGCTCGATAGTCGTTGGGCTAAACAGACACCCAACAGAGCTAATGGCATGGCAAATCTTATGAAGGGAATAGGTTAGTGGATATCATAAAAATAATTGACTATACGAAAAAAATAATAAAAACTAGACAAGAACAAGTTAATGACGTTATAAGCAAGGGTGTAAAAGATTTTGAAGAATATAAATATCTTCTTGGGAAATTACACGGATATAACGACATAACACAGGAACTCACGGACCTGCTAAAAAAACAGGAGCACTATGACGAAGACGACTTTAATTAAACCTAGACCCGCTAATATAATAGATATTAACGAAAAACCTTACAAAACTAAAAAAGAAGTAGAAAAAGTTCCAGAGCCTACGGGTTTTAGAATTGTTTTATTTCCTTTACTCCTACAAAAAAAGACTAAAGCTGGATTACATTTAACAGATGAGACTGTAGCAGAAGCTCAGATATCTACAAATGTTTGTAAAGTTTTAAGAGTAGGCCCAGATTGCTACAAAGACAAAGATAGATTTCCAAATGGCGCTTGGTGTAAAGAAGAAGACTGGGTACTTATTACTAAATATGCGGGATCAAGAATTCGTATTGATGGTGGTGAGCTTAGAATAGTGAATGATGATGAAATACTGGCGGTCATTGATCATCCAAAAGATATACTGCCAGCGAGTTTATTTTAGGAGAATAGTATGGCTGAAGAAAAATTAATACCATTAGACACTTCTGGAAACGACGTTGAGATTACATTGAAAGAAGAAGATAGCAAAGAAGATATAGCTGTTGAGGAAAGTAATATTAGGGAAGTTCCAAAAGAAGAAACACAAATTGAAGTTCAGGAAGAAAAGCCTGAAGAAACAAAAGAAAATAAAGATGAACTAGAAGAGTATAGTGCTACTGTTAAAAAACGTATTGATAAGCTTACCCGCAAAATGCGTGAAGCAGAACGTAAAGAACAGGCAGCAATAGAGTATGCTAAAAAAGTTCATGAAGAAAATCAAAAATTAAATACAAGATTTACTAATAGTAATAGTGCTTACGTAGATGATATTACAGCACGAGTTACTTCTCAAATTGAATCTGCAAAATCTAATTTAAAAAATGCTATAACAAATGGAGATGTTGATTCTCAAGTGCACTATCAAAGAGAGATAGCTGCTTTAACTCAAGAAGAAGATAGAGTTAAAAGAGAAAAAATAAAACTAGAAAAAAATAAAGAGGTCAAAGAGACGCCTGTTAACACAGCTCCTTCTCCAAGACCTGCTCCTAAACCAGATCCTAAAGCTGTTAAGTGGGCTGAAGATAATCCTTGGTTTGGTGAAGATCAAGTAATGACTTATGCAGCTTATGGCTTGCATCAACAATTAACTGATCAAGAAGGATTTGATCCTTCATCTGAGGAGTATTATGAAGAAATAGACAAAAGAATTAAAAAAGAGTTTCCCAATCGCTTTAAAGATAGTAAAGTAGAGGAAAATAGTAGTAATGGAAAACCCGTCCAAGCCGTTGCTTCTGCAAATCGATCGACTAAAACTGGACGCAAAGTTGTGAGACTCACACCCTCACAGGTTGCAATAGCAAAGAAACTTGGTGTGCCACTTGAAGAGTACGCAAAACACGTGAAGGAGGCGTAAATGACTGATTCAAATAAAAAAACAACTTCACGCAAAAACGAAACCCGTGAAGTAAACGCTCGTAAAAGAGGTTGGGTTCCACCTTCTAACTTAGAAGCCCCTGAACCGCCCGAAGGTTATCACCATAGGTGGGTAAGGTTTGAATTTAGAGGAATGACAGACGATAAGAATGTCACTTCTAGAATCAGATCAGGTTATGAACCTGTGAGAGCAGATGAATATCCTGATAGACTAGACCTACCGGTATTATCCGATGGTAAGTTCAAAGGCATTATAGCAGTTGGTGGATTAATGTTAATGCGTTGCCCGATTGAGGTTAAAGAAGATAGAGATGAATATTTCGCTAATTTAACTAAAGATCAACAGCAATCCGTTGACAACGATCTTATGAAGGAAGAGCACCCTTCCATGCCTATTTCGAAAGAAAGGCAATCTCGGGTTACATTTGGCGGTGGTAATAAAAAATCTTGATGGTCAAGATCTATATTACTACTAAAAGTCTAAAGGAGACAAAAAATGGCTAATATAGATGCAGCATTCGGTCTTCGTCCTTACGAAAGATCCGGATCAAACTATAATAACCAAGGCGTTAATGCGTATCCTATTAACTTTGAAGGCTCAAGCAGTGGAACAACAAGTTTAATTTGGACTGGAACTCCAGTCATCCCTCTAGCTAGCGGGTTAATAGATATCGTAGGTGCTGCCGCAGGTGGCACGG